ACCAGATTTTGCTATTTACCCCAACGAGACCATTGCGTTCTTGGCGGGCATGGTCAAGCAAATGAACCATGCGTTGGTAGATGACCTAGCTGAGCTCAAAAACTATGTCATCACGGGGTTGGTCAAGGAGATCGAGACTGCGAAGGATGGCAAAACCCGCCTTCAGGCTCTGACCAAGCTCGGCGAAGTAGACGGCGTAGACGCTTTCAAGAAGCGAAGCGAGGTCACGCACGTGGTCAAGCCCATCGAAGAGGTCGAAAAGGAGCTTATGTCGGTGCTTGAGGGCATCGAATATCGCGTTGTAGGCGAGAATAGTGCTGCAACTAACACCTAAAAACCTCGAAAAGCTGAAAAACGCCCTTCCTACCATGCCGGAGAAGGAAAAACGGCGTGTCGCTGAGCTTCTAAAGCAGTATCAAACCCAGATCACGCAGAAACTGGGCAAGGATTCGTTCCTAGACTTCATCCACCACGTGTACCCCGGCTACAAGGTGGGTCCGCACCATCAGAGATTGGCTAAAATCTTCGAGGATATCGAGGCAGGCAAGAAGAAAAGGGTCATCGTCAACATTGCACCCCGGCATGGCAAGAGCGAGATGATCTCGTACCTAGCACCTGCTTGGTTCCTAGGCAAAAACCCGCAGAAAAAGGTCATCATGGCGTCCCACACTGCCGATTTGGCGGTGAACTTCGGTCGTCGGGTGCGTAACTTGGTCGGTTCGGAGTCTTACCGTGACATTTTCCCGCAGGTTGAGCTTCAAGCGGACAGTAAGTCTGCTTCTCGATGGGGTACTAATTTTAACGGTGAGTACTTCGCTATTGGCGTTGGCGGCGCTCTTGCTGGTCGAGGCGCTGATCTGTTCATTATTGATGATCCCCATTCAGAACAGGAAGCTAAGCAAGGTCGAGCAGATGTGTTTGAACCTGCGTGGGAGTGGTTCCAGTCAGGCCCTGTTCAGCGACTGATGCCCGGTGGCTCGATCATTGTGGTGATGACCCGGTGGTCGAAGATGGACCTGACCGGCAAAATCGTGGACCACATGACCCGCGAAGAGGACGCAGATGAATGGGAAGTCGTCGAGTTCCCAGCGATCCTGAACGAGAAACCGCTATGGCCAGAGTTCTGGAGCATAGAGGAATTGATGGGCAAGAAAGCTTCGATGGACGTGCGGTACTGGCAGGCCCAGTACATGCAGCAGCCGACATCGGAGGAAGGTGCCCTCATCAAGCGCGAGTGGTGGCAGGTCTGGGAGAAAGAGGACCCGCCCCATTGTGAGCACATCATCCTGTCGCTCGACGCTGCCCAAGAAAAGACCAACCGGTCGGACTTCAACGCCTTGTTGACTTGGGGCGTGTTTTTCAACGAAGAGACTAAAAACTACAACATCATCCTGCTGAACTCCATCAAGCAGCGGTTGGAGTTCCCGGAGCTAAAGCAGTTGGTGCTGGAGGAGTACAAGGATTGGCAGCCCGACACCTTCATCGTCGAGAAGAAATCGAACGGTGCGGCGCTCTATCAGGAGATGCGCCGGATGGGGGTGCCCCTCAGCGAGTTCACGCCGGGCAAGGGTCAGGACAAGATAAGCAGAGTAAACGCCGTATCTGACCTTTTTTCTTCAGGTATAGTCTGGGTACCAGACAGGCGCTGGGCTTGGGAGGTGGTCGAGGAGTGCAACGACTTCCCATCCGGCACACACGATGACTTGGTGGACGCGACGACTTTGGCACTCTTGAGGTTCAGGCAGGGTGGGTTCATACGCCTGCCGACAGACGAGCCAGAGCCGGTCAAGTGGTTCAAAGGCCACCGACGCGAAGCGTATTACTAGGAGAATTTAGATGGCTGAGAAGAAGCAGCAAGCTAAAAAGAAGCGTGAGGAGTATAGAGCCTCACCTTATGGCGTGCTTGTTTCAACGTCTGACCCAGAAGCATCTAGTCAATATGAACAAGAGTTTATTGCAGGCGTAGGGCGTAATGTTGCTGATCGTGCGCGAGCTGCATATGGCCTCGCTACTACGCCGTCGCGTTGGCTCCCAGAAGGGGGAAAGTTTTTATCGGGCCTCGCCAGTCTTGTAGGTTCAGCAGTTACAGACCCGGTTGGCACGGGTAAAATGGTTGTAAAAAGCGAGGCCGAACGCGCACGGCAGGCCGCAAGTAGCCCCGGTGGGATTGGCGAATACGCGGCGGGGTTCCTAGATCCTTTACGTTTTGCGCGTGTGCTACGTGGTCGCGCCCCGGATGCACGGGAACTAGATGTGTACCATGGCACCCCACATCGTTTTGAGCCGACCGAGGCGAACCCGTTAGGCGAGTTCGACGCAAGCAAGATTGGCACGGGCGAGGGAGCGCAAGCGTATGGGCGTGGAATTTACCTTGCCGAAAGTCCTGCGGTTGGACGGCAATATGCAGAATTTTTAGCGTCTCGCAAAAACGATTTGCTTGACCCCGGCAATTTGGCTGCGTCAATGATGCATCGCACGCCCGAGGGAACAAAAGAAGCAGGATTGCGTGAAATAGATGCGGCTTTGAAGGGTATTAAAGGTTTCCCAAACGCATACCCCGATGCAGCGCAACAAAAGGCAGCATTAGAAAAAGCGCGGGAGTTGCTAGAAAGCGGCGCAGAATTGCCAAAGCAAGGCGGCAATTTTTACACCGCCGACCTCCCCGACGAGATGATAGACCGTATGCTCGATTGGGATAAGCCGTTCAATCAACAGTCGCCAAACGCTCAAAAAGCAATTAAAGACGCACTTGAAGTTAGAAAACGTCAAACGGGCGGTTATGGGCTTTTTGACCCGCTTGAAAAAAGCAGCATTAAAGATTTAGTAGGGTCTATTGGCGAAGAACGTCTGCGGCAAGCAGGCATCCCCGGCATCAAGTACCTAGACGCAGGCAGTCGCGGCAAAGACGGCACCGGAACGCGCAACTTCGTCGTGTTCCCCGGTGAGGAAAAGAAGGTTAAGATAATTGACCGCAAAAATCGCGGCGGTATGGTTGAAAACACCACACACGACAGGAAAATAATCTGATGGCCATTGATAAAGCACTGTACGAAGCGCCGATGGGGCTTGACGCCCTGTCCTCTGGGCCCGACCTGCAGATTGAGATTGTGGACCCGGAGGCAGTGACTATCGGCATCGACGGTGCCGTCATCGAGCTCATGAAAGAAGAGCCCCGCGCTGAGCAGTTCGACGCAAACCTTGCGGAGTACATGAGCGAGAACGACCTGCAGAGTCTTGCGGGCGATCTCATTGGGAACTTTGAGCAGGACCTCTCCAGCCGCAAGGACTGGCTCGACACATATATTAAGGGCCTGAAGATCCTTGGCATCAAGTACGAGGAGCGTACGGAGCCGTGGCCGGGTGCGTGTGGCGTGTTCCACCCCCTCTTGATGGAGTCGGCGGTCAAGTTCCAGTCCGAGACCATCATGGAGACCTTCCCTGCGGCAGGGCCGGTCAAGACCAAGATCGTAGGTAAGGAGACCCCGGAGAAGAAGGACGCCGCCATCCGTGTTGCGGATGACATGAACTACCAGCTGACCGAGGTCATGAAGGAGTACCGCCCGGAGCATGAGCGCCTGCTCCTCTCGCTTGCCTTGGCGGGCAACGCCTTCAAGAAGATGTACTTTGACCCAGCTCTCAACCGTCAGACTGCGGTCTTTATCCCGGCTGAGGACATCATCGTCCCCTACGGAGCTCCAAACCTTGAGACGACCGACCGTGTTACGCACCGCATGCGTAAGACCAAGAACGAGCTGCGTAAGCTTCAGTATGCGGGGTTCTACCGGGACATCGACCTTGGTGACCCGATCCGCACGATGGACGAGGTTGAGAAGCAGAAGGCAGAGGACCAAGGCTTTTCGGCGTCGATGGACGACCGGTTCCAGCTCCTTGAGATGCACGTCAACATTGACCTGCCGGGCTATCCCGACGTCGATAAGGACAACAACGAGACCGGGCTCGCTCTTCCTTATGTAGTGACCATCGAGAAGGGCACCGGGACGATCTTGGCGATTCGGCGCAACTGGCGAGAAGATGACAAACTCAAGGAGAAGCGGCAGCACTTTGTGCATTACGGGTACATCCCCGGCTTT